GCAACGCCGCGCAGCTGAAAAGCGCGGTATCACCGCATACGACCTCAAGCAAGAGCAGCTTGCCGGCATCCGGTTTGCCGTCAAGTGTTACTCGGTAGCGGTCGCAATGGTCTTGCATGATAAGCTTGGCTTTGGTCCTATAAGGCTTAACCGCGTTATGGGTCAGATACAAGAAATGTTTGACTCTATCCAGCGGGACTATGTAAAGATAAGCGACCTTGAAAAAACCTTGCAAGAGGAGTGCGGCATACTTTTTAAGGACGGTGATTAAAATGCGAATCGACAAAGACAACTATTATCTGAATATCGCTGAAGCCGTTGCTCAACGCTCAACTTGCCTTCGCCGGCAGTATGGCGCCGTAATTGTTGCAGGTGACGAGATTATCGCCACTGGCTATAACGGAGCGCCTCGCGGTGAAGTAAATTGCTGTGATACAGGTAAATGCTATCGTTGTGAGCACTCTGAGCCGATTGACACTCACGCTGCGCAGCACGGAGACCAGTACGGGACCTGCGTTGCTGTACACGCGGAGCAAAACGCTATTATCAGCGCGGCTCGTAGAGATATGCAAGGCGCTACCTTATACCTTGCTTGCCTCGATAAAACGATTGACCCTGCTCCCTGCAATATCTGCGACCGAATGATTAAAAACGCAGGTATTACGAGAGTAGTTACAAGGGCCGGTACCTTTTAATGCCGGCGCTTCAATACGACGGTCTGGTGACTATCGCGACGGGTAGCTCGCGAAGGTCCACCAACTGGAAGAACAAAGAAATACTATGGTCTGAGCTTGTAGAAAAACTCGGCAAGGTTACCCGCACGCAGGAGACCGCGGTCGAGTATAGTCGCATGTCTAAGGACGAGCGTGACAATGCGAAAGACGTCGGCGGCTTTGTGGGCGGTACCTTAAAGGGCGGGCGCCGTAAAATCGACGCCGTAACTCAGCGCAGACTACTCACTCTTGATATGGACTCTATCGCCCATGGCGAGGACCCATGGCCTACGGTACAGCTTATCCTTTGCTGCGCTGCCGTGCTTTACAGCACGCACAGCCACACGGTAAAAGCTCCACGTCTTAGGCTGGTGATTCCTCTCTCAAGGCCGGTGTCTCCCGAAGAATACGAGGCTATCGCTCGTAGAATCGCCGGCGACATCGGTATTGACATGTGCGACGACACAACCTATGAGCCTCATAGACTGATGTACTGGGCCAGCGCCTCGATTGACGCTGAGTTTAGGTATGAAGTTCAGGACGGCCCATGGCTGGATGCGGACGAGCAGCTCGCAAGATATGCAGACTGGAAAGACCCTACTCAGTGGCCTGTATCAAGCCGTAAGACCGGTACTATGCAGCGCCTCGCCGATAAGCAAGGCGACCCGACCGCAAAAGACGGTATCGTCGGCGCGTTCTGCCGCGTGTACTCGGTAGAGGACGCAATCGAGACCTTCTTATCTGAGACCTATAAAAAGGGCGAAGGCGGCCGCTATACATATACCGGAGGCTCTACCTCCGGTGGTCTCGTTATCTACGACGACGGGAAGTTTGTGTATAGCCATCACAGTACAGACCCTATTTGCGGTAAGCTGTGTAACGCATTCGACCTCGTTCGTATTCACCTTTTCGGTAAAGACGATGAAGGCAAGCCTGCGAACGTTGCCGCTGCAAATCTTCCTTCATATAAAAATATGGTCAAGTGGATTGAGTCCAACCTTGAGCCCGTTATGAAGGAGCTGCAAAGCAAACAGCTTGACTATATCGTCCAGCTCTTCGGTGATAATGAAGAGGATATTGACATGGGCTGGGTATCTCAGCTTGAGGTCAATCCTAAGACGGGCAACGCAGCAACGACAGTTGAAAATATCCGTATCATCGTTAAGAATGACCCTCGTTTTAAGGGTACCTTCTACTTTGACGAGTTTATGGAGAGACCTATGGTCTGCGGTGATTTGCCGTGGCGCAAAGCTGAGGCTAAGCCTCGCTCGTGGGACGATACCGACGACGCAGGCGTCCACAATATTCTCGAAAAAGATTATAAGATTGACAGCGTGCCAAAGACCCGTGAGGGTATCGACTTGGCGCTCATTGATGTTTCGCGTCACCCGGTCAGAGAGTACCTTAAGTCTCTCGTATGGGACGGAGAGAAACGCGCTGAGACTCTCTTCATCGATTACCTCGGCGCAGACGATACCCGCTACGTGAGAACGGTTACCCGTAAGGCGCTGATTGGTGCGGTAGCGAGAATCTTATCTCCCGGCTGCAAGCACGACCACATGCTCGTCCTCGTGGGCCCGCAGGGCTGCCATAAGTCTACGACTCTGAAGAAACTCGGTAGAGACTGGTTTTCTGATTCACTCTATACGATGAACGGCAAAGACGCTTACGAGCAGCTTCAAGGCAACTGGATAATCGAGCTCTCTGAAATGGCCGCGACGCGAAAAGCTGAGGTCGAGCAGATTAAGCAGTTTGTCTCTAAACAGGAGGACAACTACCGCGCGGCATACGCTCGCCGCACGATGTGTCACCCGAGACAGTGCGCATTCTTTGGCACTACCAACGACGAAGAGTTTTTAAGAGACCCTACGGGCGCTCGTAGATTCTGGCCTGTAACAGTAACAAACGCAGGGCGAGAGCTCGGCGCAAAGCTGACCTCCTCGGTTGTGGACCAGATTTGGGCTGAGGTCGTCACCTACTACGAGGCGGGCGAAACATGGTACCTTGACAGCGCCGTTGAGGCCATGGCGAGACAAGTACAGGCCGACCACACCGAGACCAACGGTAAGCTCGGCTTGATTGAAAAGTTCCTTGAGACTCCTCTGCCCGAGGATTGGGACAACTACGACCTCGACCGCCGTCTCATGTTCTGGAGTGGTGGCTTTGGCGAGCAACAGGAAGGAACGGTAATGCGCACTAAGGTATGCGCACTTGAAATCTGGCTGGAACTTTTCAAGGGCGACCCGAAAAGTTACTCTCAGGCGCAGGCCAGAGAAATTATCGGACTGCTGCGAATGGTAGCAGGTTGGAGGCTCTCAACCTCAGTCAACTGCGGTGCAATTTACGGACGACAGCGCGGATTTATCAAGGAAATTTGAGAAAACGACCCGCTGACGACCCGCGAAGTCGTCAGCGGAAGTCGGTTTTTGCAACAAAGGTAGCAGAGTGTCGGGAACGAACTACCAAACGTGCTACCTCAAAAAGCCTTGGTATTACTGGCTTTTTTAACTATTGCAACAAAGGTAGTCGATAAAAGTTAAAAAGAAAATATTTTTTGTGTTAGCAATGTAAACGCTGTTTTTTCCCTACCTACACATTTACGGAAGCGCGTAAGAAAAATCTGCTACTCAGCTACTTCGACTACCTGAAGGAGGAATTTATGTACGAGAGCACTCTTGAAAGAAATATCTGCAATTACATCAAGACTCTTGGCGGAAGAGCGTATAAGTGGGTGTCCCCGGGAGCTCCGGGGGTGCCTGACAGAATCGCGATATTACCGGGAGGCAGAATCATTTTTATAGAAGTCAAGCGGCCGGGGCTTAGCGACGGTTTGAGTGTACGCCAGAAGAAGGTTATCGGGACGCTGCGAAATCTCGGCTGTACTGTTTGGCGTATTAACGATATGGACGACCTGAAAGCGAGGCTGAAACAATATGGAGTATAGACCTTATTATTATCAGAGCTTCGCGGAGCAGTTTATTCTTGATAACCCCGAGGCGGGCCTTTTGCTTGACATGGGTATGGGTAAAACCGCGGTCAGTCTTACTGCGGCGGACAAGCTGCTTTATGATTACTTTGCCGTGCGGAAGGTACTTGTTATCGCTCCGCTGAAACCGGCAAAAGAGACGTGGCCTCCCGAGATTCAGAAATGGGACCACCTGAAACACCTGACTCTTTCTATGATACTTGGGTCGGCGCAAGAGCGTGTTGCCGCGCTAAACCGAGAGGCTGATATTTATATCATTAACCGCGAGAATGTCGTCTGGCTTGTGGACTACTATAAAGCGAAATGGCCTTTTGATATGGTTATCATTGACGAGCTGTCGAGCTTTAAGTCCAGCAAGGCCCAGCGTTTCAGGGCTTTGAAGAAAGTACGAAAATATATAAAGAGAATTGTCGGGCTGACCGGTACGCCTTCTCCTAACGGACTTTTGGACCTCTGGCCTGAAATGTATCTGCTTGACGAGGGTAAAGCACTCGGCAAGACGCTGACGAGTTATAGAGAGACCTACTTTTTACCGGATAAACGGAACGCAACGGCTATCTTCTCTTGGAAACCGAAAGCGGGAGCTGAGGAAGCGATATACGAAAAGCTGAGCGGTCTCTGTATCAGTATGAAGGCGGCGGACTATTTGCAGCTTCCCGAAAGACTGTTTCTTAGACGTGAGGTCGAGATGTCCGAGAAGGCTATGGAGCTTTATAAGACTTTGGAGCGGGACACTCTTCTCCCGTTTGCTGATGGCGATATTGACGCGCCGACCGCAGCAGTCCTTACGAATAAGCTACTGCAGGCAGCAGGCGGAGCGGCTTACGATGAAAACGGAGCAGTCAAGTATTTACACGAGGACAAGCTGGAAGCACTTGACCAACTTATCGAAGAGGCTAACGGTCAGCCGGTTTTAGTGTTTTATGCTTTTAAGCATGAGCGGGATAGAATCATGGTCCGATACCCCGAGGCTGTGGATATTAAAGAGGATTCGGCAGTTACCCGCTGGAATAAGGGCGAGGTACCTATTATGCTGGCGCACCCCGCAAGCGCAGGGCATGGTCTGAATCTTCAAGCAGGAGGTCATATTGCGATATGGTACGGACTTCCTACCAGCTTGGAACTTTATCAGCAGGCAAATAAAAGACTTCATAGGCCGGGACAAAAGGAAACGGTATTGATTCATCACATTTTGATGAAGGGTACCTACGACTATAAGGTTTTAGACGATATACTGACGCCGAAAGAAGTAAGGCAGAACGCTTTACTTGAGGCGCTTAAAGCAAGAATCAAGGAGGTATCATAATGACATACGAGGAAGTGAAAGACTTTCTAAATCGAGGTTACCGGTCAAGGGAAAGAATAAAGGCTAAAGAGGAGCGTATCGCTGAGTGGGAACGACGTGCAACGTCTATCTCAGCGCCTGAGTTAAAGCCGGTAGTTGCTTTTTCCTCTACGCCCTCCAACAAGGTCGCAGACAGCGTTTGTGCTATCGTCGATTTACAGAATGAAATACGGCAGGAGATTTATGACCTTGCCCGTATCGAGCGGGAAATCGGCGCAGCAATCAATCAGGTAATTACTGACCCTACGCTGAAAGCCCTTTTGGAAATGAGGTACTTAAACTATCTCAAATGGGAGGAAATCGCTGTAAGGCTTGATATTACTTTTCGTTGGACAATGACTCTTCACAAAAAAGCCTTAACTATTTTTACCGAAAGCGCTCTAATTCACGTTTAACTTGTGATATAATATATAATCGAGGAATCGGTCGAGAATAAAGACCGATTCTTTTTGTTTGGGCATTAGGTGTTGTCTCCTTCACCTTTATGCTGGTAGAGAGCTGTGCGGGCCTCCGGTGCAGCTCTCTACCTTATTATTATGTCAGGAGGTTAGCGACAACTAATTAAGGAGGGAATGTTTTGGCTAAGCTAACCGATAAGCAGAAAAAGAAAATCATCGCTGAATCGGTTAACGGCTCAAGTATTCGAGCATTAGCCTCAAAATACGGCGTCTCTACGACTACGATTCAGCGTGTTCTAAAAAGCGATACCGAACTAACACAAAAAGTCGCGCAAAAAAAGGCTGAGAATGCTGTAAGCATTCTTGCCTTTATGGATTCTAAGAAAAATGACGTTTGCGCTTTGATTGATAAGCTGCTTGCAGCAATGGCTGACGATGATAAACTTGCGGCTGCTACCGTTAATCAGCTTGCGACCGCTATGGGTATCGTAATTGACAAGTATACCGCTAATGAGGCGTTTAAGACTTCTGATACGAAAGAGAATAACCTCTTTGAGGCTATTACCGCAGCTGGAAAGGAGGTTGACCTGAGTGCAATACCAGAGCTTCAGTCCGAGACAGCAGGCGACACTTCTGTGGTGGACGAAACCGGAGTACAAGAATAAAGACGGCCTTATCTGTGACGGGTCAATTCGTTCCGGTAAGACAGTCTCTATGACGGTAGGCTTCATCATGTGGAGTATGTCGTCTTTCAATAATCAAAACTTCGCTATCTGTGGCCGAACGATTGAGGCCCTGCGCCGTAACGTTATCGTACATATACCTACATGGCTTGAAGGTCTATACACGGTACAGGAACGCCGCAGCGAAAATAAAATGATAGTCACGATTGGCAATAGGACAAATACCTATTACCTTTTCGGCGGTCGAGACGAATCCAGCTATACACTTATTCAGGGTATTACTCTGGCGGGAGTCCTCTTTGATGAGGTCGCCCTTATGCCTCGCTCTTTTGTTGAACAGGCTATGGCCCGCTGCTCTGTTGCAGGGTCAAAGTTTTGGTTTAACTGTAACCCCGAGAGTCCGGGGCACTGGTTTTATAAAGAGTGGATAGCGAGGCACGTCAGCCGCAATATGCTGTATCTCCATTTTACTATGGACGATAACCTCAGTCTTGACGATAAAATCAAAGCTCGATACGAGAGTATGTATACCGGCGTTTTCTATGACCGATATATCCGAGGGCTGTGGGTCGTTGCAGAGGGCTTGATTTACAGCATGTTTAATAAAGCCTATCACGTAGTACCTTCTATTCCTCGTGAATATGAAGAGTATTATATCTCTTGCGACTATGGTACCTTAAACCCCACCTCTGCTGGCCTATGGGGCTTAGTACAAGGTAAGTGGTACCGGATTCGCGAGTATTATTACGACGGCCGCAAGGAACAGCGGCAGCGTACTGACGAAGAGCATTATGAGGCTATTGAGCAGCTTGCCGGTGATTTACCGGTCCGCAAGCTCATTGTTGACCCTTCTGCTGCTTCATTTATAGAAGTTATTCGCAGGCATGACCGCTTTATGGTTGAGCAGGCGTCTAACAGAGTCCTTGACGGTATACGTGATGTAGCTACCCGGCTTAATGCCGGTGATATTTACTTTTGCGATTGCTGCGAGGACTGCATAAGGGAGTTTGGTCTATATCGCTGGGACGAAAAAGCGATTGAAGACCGACCCCTAAAAACCGACGACCACGCTATGGACGATGTACGTTACTTCGTTCGTGCCGCGTTTGCGCCGTCGAGATTTAGTTTTTAAGGAGGTGAGTTAAATGCCTTTATTCAAAAGACCTATTGAGCATGAGCTCTTTAATTTAAGCTTGAAAGCCGGTAGACCTATTACCGAGCTCCAGTTTTACGCGGCTGAGCTCACCAGCTGGGAGCATTCCCCCGAACGAAAGGAAATGCTCGACGGCGACCGTTATTACGTGGGCGACCACGATATACTGAGACGCCAGCGCACCGCTATCGGTCCTGACGGTCAGCTTATGCCGGTACCTAACCTTCCTAATACCCGTATTGTTGATAATCAGTACGCGAAACACGTGGACCAGAAGGCCAACTACCTCCTCGGTCAGCCTATTTCCTTTGATTGCGAGAATACTGAGTACGCATTGCAGGTTAAGAAAGTTCTCGGCAAGCGCTTTATGCGTGTTATGAAAAATGCAGGTGTTGAGCTGCTTAACTCCGGTATCGCTTGGCTCTATCCCTACTATAACCGCAATAACGAGCTTGCGTTCAGGCTTTTCCCCGGCTATGAGATTCTGCCCTTTTGGGCAGACGCCGCGCACACCGAGCTTGATTCTGCATTGAGACTCTACCCGGTCGAGGAATATGCAGGACCGGAAAAGAAAATCGTTAAGAAGGTTGACATCTTCAAGCCGGACGGTGTAAGAACGTACATATTTGAGGACGGCGTGCTTACCCCTGACCCTGATAGCGCAAAGCAAAGCTATGTGGTCGTGGACGGTAAGCCTTTTAACTGGGAACGCTTCCCGCTTATCCCTCTCAAGTATAACGCGAAAGAGATTCCCCTTATTCGCCGCGGCCGCTCGCTGCAGGACGCAATCAACCTCTTGCAGTCTGACTTTGTAAACAACATGCAGGAAGATGTACGCAATACTATTCTTGTATTGAAGAATTACGACGGTCAGGACCTCGGCGAGTTCAGACGCAACCTTATGACCTATGGCGCTATTAAAGTCCGTTCGGTTGAAGGTAAAGACGGCGGCGTGGATAGCCTTGAAATTCAGGTCAACTCTGATAACTATAAGACTGTCCTCGAGCTGCTTAAAAAGGCGCTCATTGAAAACCTGCGCAGCTATGACGCCAAAGACGACCGTCTCTCGGGTACGCCTAATCAGATGAACATTCAGAGCATGTACTGTGATATTGACCTTGACGCTAACGCCATGGAAACTGAATTGCAGGCAGCATTTGAAGAGATTCTCTGGTTTGTGAATACCTACCTTGCGAGCGTCGGTCTTGGCTCTTATGATAATGAGGATATTAACGTTATCTTTAACCGTGATATTCTGATTAACGAGTCTGAGGCAATCGACAACTGCACAAAGTCGGTCGGCCTTATCTCCGATGATACCATTGTTGCTATGCACCCGTGGGTAGACGACCCTGCGGCCGAGCTTGAGCGCATTAAGGCCCAGAAGGAAGAGGCGCAGAACGCTGACCCCTACCGCGCGGCCTTCGAGCAAGCGCAACAGCAGCAAGGCGGTGTTGTAAATGAGGAATGACGCTTACTGGGCTAACCGTATGCGGATTCTTGAAGAATCCCTACTCAATACCGGCTACGACTACGTAAAAAACCTTGAAAAGCAGTATGACGTCGCGGTTAAGAGCATAGAGTCTCAAATCTCGGTATGGTATCAGCGCTTTGCTAAAAATAATGATATATCCCTCGCTGAGGCGCGCAAGCTACTCACTACGCAAGAGCTAAAGGAGTTCAAATGGACCGTTGAAGAGTATATAAAATACGGTCAGCAGAACGCAGTCTCTCAAGCGTGGATGAAGCAGCTTGAAAACGCCTCAGCGAGAGTGCATATATCAAGGCTTGATAGTCTTAAAATCCAGCTTCAGCAGCAAGCCGAGGTTTTACATGGTTCACAGTCTGAGGCTCTTAATTCGGCTCTTGCAGAGCTTTACGAACGAGGCTATTACCATACAGCCTTTGAAGTTCAAAAGGGCTTAGGAGTCGGCTGGTCGCTTCACGGATTGACCGACGAGGCGATTAAGAAGGTACTCTCGAAACCTTGGACCCTTGACAGTCAGACTTTCAGTGACCGGATATGGTCTAATAAGCAGACGCTTGTAAATACAGTCAATACGCAGCTTACTCAGATGATTATGAGAGGCTCGGCACCCGACAAAGCTATTAAGGCTATTGCTGAACGCTTTTCCGTGTCTAAGTCTCAAGCGGGGCGCTTGGTAATGACTGAGAGTGCGGCCTTTTCTAATATGGCTCGCAAAGACTGCTTTAATGACCTCGGCGTTGAGAAGTTTGTCGTTGTTGAGACTCTCGACAATGAAACCTGCTCCCTCTGCGGTCAGCTTGACGGCAAGGTTTTCCCTATGAGTGAGTACGCTGTCGGCGTAACCGCGCCGCCTTTCCACCCTTGGTGCCGTGGAACTACCGCCCCGTACTTTGAGGACCTTGAGGGCTTGGGCGATAGATATGTGCGGGACGCAGGAGACTCGCGGTATGAAGTACCTAAGGATATGACATATTCCGAGTGGTACAAGAAAACAGTCGAGCCTGATAAGGAGTATTCCTTAAAAGTGCGTATGAATAAGAACTACTCTTATGACCGCAGTCTCTACGAAAGGTATGGGGCTCTACTCGGGTCCTCGCGTATGCCAAAGAGCGTTACAGCTTTTCAGCGCATGAAATACCAGCAGCCCGATAAATGGAAGCAGCTGCAAAGAGAGTATAAGACAATTAACAAAATCACAAATAAACCGTCTTACTCGGAAGCGTACCGTAAAAAGATGATTGACGCCTATTATGATTTTAGGTCGTCCGGTATTGAAATGACGGACCACTCGCTTAACCGCTTCCTTGGCCAGAAGGCGCGCAAGACCCCGTTTACAAAATCGGATATTTGTGATATAATGAATAAGGATATTAACTACTTACAGGAAACGGACGGCCGTATGGTGCGGCATTATCCTCCTCTTTCTGTTATTACGGACGCTAATACAGAAGAGGTTGTTAGTATAGTAGTTGATAGAAAGAATCCTAAATCAGATTGGAGTGAGTGGACAAAATGAAGGCCTTAGCCGAAGTAATTGAATACCTGAAAAAGTTCTTGGCTGACGAGACTGCTGACGCGTGGGCTGTGTCCTACGAGCTTCCCGGTTTTATATCGGACCGTTATGACGACATTAAAACGCATGCGCCTAAAGCCGCAACGCTGCTCAATGATGACGTCATTGACTGGTGCGCTGCACTCGACTATGAAGACAGCGAAGATTGCATATCTGAGAGCACGTTTAGAAAGAACTTGCAGAAAGCTCTAAAACAGCTCCAGAATTGAGTTTTATTTTAAGGCTTAGATTTACCCGCCTTTAAGATTAAAACTCGCCACGGAGCTCCGTGGAGCTCCAGAACAACTAATAATGATTGAAGCACCCCTACCGTTGAGGTAGGCGGTGCTTTTTTCATACAAAAAATACCGCTACGAGCAGCGGACAATAAGAGGCTCGCCGCAAAACCGGGACTGGCCGGATAAAAAGGATAGCGGAGACAGGAGGAAACTATGTTAGACTGGCTGAAAACTATTTTGGGAGACGCCTACACTGAGGAAATCGACAAAAAGGTCTCTGAGGAAATCGGCAAGGGCTTTGTTGCGAGAGCGGACTTCAATACGCTCAACGCTGAAAAGAAGGCTCTGGCTGATACCGTAAAGGACCGGGATAAGCAGCTTGAGACCTTGAAGGCCTCTACTGGCGATGTCGAGGCATTGAAGACTCAGATTGCTACGCTCCAGACTGAAAATGCAACCGCAGCAAAGGCCCACGAGGACGAAATCAAGCGCCTCAGAATCGATACTGCTGTTGAGCTCGCTCTGTCTGCGGCAAAAGCTAAGAACGTGAAAGCGGTTAAGGCGTTGCTCGACTTGGAAAAGGCCGAACTTGCTGACGACGGTACCGTTAAGGGCCTCGAAGACCAGATTAAAAAGCTGGCTGGCGCGGCTGATAGCGGCTTCTTGTTTGAACAGCAGGACCCTAAGAAGAAAGACTTTAAGGGCTTTAAGCCCGGCGAGAGCGGGGACGGCGGCAACGGCGAAGGCATGACCCTTGAGAAATTGAGAAAAATGTCTCCTTCCGAGCGCTATACCTACTCTATCAACAATCCTGAAGAATACAAAACTTTATATGGAGGGACTAAATAATGGCTAACGTTTTTTACGACAACTTTTATCTGTCCAACGAGATTGAGGACCAGTTTAATTCTCATCTCGACATGCAGAGCTTCTGCACTGTGGACAACAGCCTTGAAGGCACTGCGGGTATGACCCGTAAGATTAACTGCTACATGGCTACTGACGGTACTGAAAAGCTCGGCACCGGCGAAGGCAACACTAAGAGCATTGAGGTAAGCTACACTCCTCAGGAATACAAGATTCTGCTCGCTCAGAACAGATTTGCGTACCACGATGAAGAGGCTATGGCTGACCCCATGGTTGTGCCTGTCGGCACTAAGCACGCAGGTACTGACCTGTTCAACACTGTAAACGCTGACATCTTTGCTGAGTTCAATAAGACTACTCAGACTGTGGAGGCAGCTTCCTTTGGCTTCGACGCATTCGTTGACGCTGCTGCTGTTCTCAATATCGAGAATCTGGAAGGCGTTACTATCTTCGGCTTTGTCTGCCCTGCAGATATGGCTAAGGTACGTAAGGCTCTCAAGGAAGACCTCAAGTACGTTGAGGCTTTTGCTAAGCAGGGCTATGTCGGCACTGTCGGCGGCATCAATCTCTACACTAAGAAGGACGCTGTTGCGGGTACCATCGTTATCGGTACTAAGGACGCGGTTACTCTCTTCAATAAGAAGGGTACCGAAATCGAGCAGGAGCGCGACGGCAATATCCGTAAGAACACCATCTACAGCCGCAAGTATTACATTGCTGCTTTGACTGACGAGACTAAGGCCGTTAAGATTACTGCTACTGCCTAAGTAAGAGAGGAGCTTGTCAATGGATATACTCGCGACCGTAATTACCAGACTTGCAGCTCTGGGCTACTCAGTTCTTGATACTGATACCACAGCTTTAGAGTATA